ATCCCATCCACCAATGTATCGTTAATGATAAAATTTGTTTAGTTTCCAACAATGATTAGGTTTACCATATGGTCCTTGTTTCATTGTTGCTGTTTGAATAAGATGTTTCTCCTCTGTTAAATTAGTCATAGCTCTTCTTACACTAGTTACAGGTGTAATAGAGTTTGGATAAACCAAGTCTAATATTTCAAATGGAGTAAACTCTTTATCAGGATTAAGTTTAAAGAAATCATAAATGATATCTTGTTGTCTATTGGCATCGCGTTTAGATTTGACTAAGTCGTTGCCAGATTGATTAATAGTGTTGTGAAACATAATAGTTTAATTTTTTGAATAACTTCCGTGAGCTTGATTTGACATACCTAAGCTTGTGCATATTAATATATCTACTAGAGTTTCTAAAGACTCCGCACTATTAGATATTGCAATAGGTTTTTTGTCTGGCATCATAACAAATGCAAGAGAAGCAGTTACAATAGTGTAACTTTTTGTTTTGTTGTCGTAGAATAATTTATATTTCATTCTCTTGAACTGTTAGTCTGTTTGTTTTACTTATTGACTCTTTGTATTGCTCATATACATCAGCAATTAATCTAACTTCTGCTTCGGCAACCAATCTATCCATGGTCAATTGTTTTTGTTCTTGGATAGTGATGCTTTCAGCATTTAATGCGCGTTTAATTGTTACATGCTTATTGATTAAAGACATGTGCAATTCTTCTAAAAACTTTTTCATAGTGTGGAGGTGTTTATATCCAGGGGTAAGCTAAGGTGCTGATGCCCCTGGATAAAGGTTAGTGATTCAGTTTGTTGTAATGTTTGCAAATTCATTAGCTAAAAAAGCATCAAGTTCTTCGGACATAAATATAGGTTCTTTTTTTGGTATTTTAAAACCTTTAGCTATATAATAGTCTTCAATTTTTGACACCGCTTCTTCAGGTGTAATTAGCTCATCGTTGCAATCTAGGAATAGATGTAATAGTTCAGATGTTGACATGGTTTAATGGATTAAGGATTAATAATAACAAGAGAAAAGTCATAAAAAGTGCCATTCTGGACTCGCAAACAAAACCTAACCTCTTGTATGTTGTACAGAATACTGTACGTTACAATTTGTTTCCCAATTACAACTTATCTTAGGATTGCTCCAATACCTAGTTGCCAAAGGTGTGGAATACACCACAATATTATTCACAAAGATAATATCTGTTATCATCTTTGTTAAGCTTGTATACTATTTTACTAGTACCAGCACGTCTTGTAGCAATAGAGTCATTCTCTATTGTAAACATGTCTGGATTGTGACGTACAAATTCATAGTGTTTACTATTTGCTTGACGTTCTAATGATTTCTCAATCATTTCTTGTTTTCTTCTACCACTCTCGCTTCCGCAAGAGGTCATATAAACTGCAAAGAAAAACCATAGTATTACTAATAATAGTGATACTAATGTGTTTTGAATAATTTGTAAGAATCTTAATGTTTTCATGGTGGATTGATTGTTTAATAGTTGATAATTCCAGTTGCACTCAGTATGCAAAGGGTTGCTATTGCTGCTATAGCCAAACCAAATAGGATTGATGCTATTTTTTCAAATGTTTCATGTGTCATGATCGTTTGTCTTTAGTGGCCAATACTGACCAAATGAATAAAATAGGCAATGATGCAACAGCTGTTACAAACACTGTAACTACACCCAACATATGTTCAAGTGCAGTTATTATAGCTGTAGCCACTACGGCTACTAACAAGCTAATACTTAAGATTGATAATGGTTTCATTGTGTGTGATTTAGTGGTGGATAATTGATTTATAGTTTAATATTTGGGTTATGTATTGCATTGTATATAGGTCTATGTTTTCTAATTGCTTTCTTTTCTTTTTGTTTTCTATCATCACATACAAATAGTTTGTAGTGAGTAAATATTTTAATGTTTTCTTTAATATGTTGAGAAATACGTGTTGTTATACACTCGCTTTCTCCTATGTATACAATGTCCAGATTATTAAATAGATAGTATATTCCACTTAAACCAAAGATTGAAGATACTTCAATAGCGTCTTGTATTAGTTGTTCTTTGTTATAAATATTTTTCTCTTCATGTATTTCTTTAATTGACATGTCTTTTTGTTTGATTCTTAGTTCTTTAGCTCTTAAGTCAAACTCTTTTTCTTTTTTAGTTTTCTTTTTATAGTTGTTCATTAGGTTATGGTTATTTATATTTGTAAGGTAATGATTTAAACCATCTTTAGATGGGTCAACTGTCTTAACAAAGATAAGAGGCACAAACTTCACTAGGTAATGAGTGTTGGATCGTGTAGATATAGTTTATGCTTAATCGCATAGACGTCAGTTCTAAGATAAGAATTGGTTGGGATTCACTTTAAAAAGTATAGGGTGGGAAAGGATATTGTATTCAATCTATGTTTAATGCAGTATTAAAGCTATACATATGTTGATGTATTGCTTTTTGCTTTGTTAAGGAAAGGTGTGATAAGGTAAGCTTGTGAACAAGCTCCACCTCAACCACACCTTTAAGTAACACTTGTAACTATCTGATATCAGGGAAGATACAGATAGGTTTACCATCAATGTAAATAGTTTCCATGGTGATGAAATATTAACAATTTAGTCAAAACTTAATGGAGTTGACAGTATCCAGGATACCCTCAAAGTACCCGCCAGGCATGTAAGAGGTTTAAAAAAACTGCAATACATACACAGTATGTACACAGCATGAGTGTGGGACAATTCGTTCGACCAGAGGGAGAACAATTGTTATTTAAATCGTTGCGAAGCAACGCAAAAGTTTAAAATAAAACTAGCACACCCGAAGGTGTACTAGTAATATTGAGCTTATGCAGGCTCATCAGTGCTTTCAGCACTCATATCTTCCAAGAAAGAAGCAAATTCATCACGCATATCAACTCCTGCATTAGATGCAACAGCGTTAGCTTTGATAAACTTAGCAAACAAAGACATAACGCCTTGTTTGTTAGCTTTCTCGATAATCTCAACGATTACCTCACCACCTTTGAAGATGTTTGGCAATTGATTGAAATCATTCTCGAAGATAGTAACGCCAAAGCCTTTAGTGGCATCAGAGTGTCTACCTTCGGTTAACGCAAGCTTAGCTTGTGCAACGTGATAGGAAGACATAGCGTCAATGTTGAAGAAATACGTCTTACCACCGTCGGTGGTAATAGGGTTGTTGGCAACACGATATGACTTAGCACCTAATGGTGTAGTGATAACGTGTTGAGCTTTCTTCATTAATGACGCGATAGCGTTTTCTTTTGTAAATACTTGTGTCGTTTCCATAGTAACTGGGATTTTAATCGACATTCAAACACTTGATACGTAGTTTGATTCACGTGCAGCAATTGGGTACGGGTACCTAACTCTGCAAACCTTTGTGGGGGAGTTCTGCTAAGGTGTTCCGACCGTCTGCATATATATTATAAAAAATTTTATAAAAATTTTATAGAATATGTAATAAAAAGCTATAGCTTTGTCACATATATTAATTTAAATAACGAATATGAAAACAGTAGTAGAAGTTCCTAAGAGGGAAAAAGAAGTAATTAATGGTTACTTAGAAAGAGCTAAAGCCTCAGAGATTAAGATACCACAGATATTAAAGGATGGTTGTGGATTCACACCTTTTGATGACATGGTAGTTTATATGATTATCTGTACTCCTAGACTAAGCGAAGAAGAGTTAAAAGGAATTGACACTAAGGTGTTAGATGTTATTTTTGAAGGAGATGCAGAATCTGAAGTTACTAATCAGAAATTAATCTTGATTACTAAAGGTAATAACTGTGTTAAGACTATGTCACCTGGAGATAGAATTGCAGTAAGAGGTAATGCTTTTAAGATTACTACTCCACAAGGAACTTTCTTAACAGTAAGAGAACATGATGTAATTGGCAAATACGGAGACAAATTACCATTTAACTTTTAAGCAATATGAAGAAGATATATTTAAAGATTAGGTTGGCAGGTTTTTACCTAAAGACTCTTTTTTCAACTACCATCATGAGGTTCTCCGGAAAAGAGGCAGAGCAACAAGTTGTTGCATGGAAGCAGTATTCTAATACTGTTAAAGATTTCCTAGATAAGTATGATGTTAATAAGGAGGATAAGATTGATTATACTAATACGCATAAACATCATCATACTAATTTTAGACACTTAGATGATCCTAACGATCCAGAGTTCAAGGACGAAAAAGGTGGAGATAGAGTATTGGAAAGAGTAGGTCTTATTTACGATACTGATGGTAAAACTCCTAAGAATGTGGCTGACTGTTTTGACATGACTTTTGAAGAGTATGCGACATATAAAGCAAATATTCTACCATTGGCTCAAGATAGAAAGATTGCTTATTGGGAGATACAAAGATTCATGAATAAACAAAGAGGTATCAAACCAAAGAAGAAGTATTATAAACCTAAGAAAAAGAAACCAGCACAAGATGGAGATAAGAAATAAGTTTAATATTGGGGACACAGTATACTTGAACACAGACGAGGATCAATCACCTAATATTGTAACCGGGTTTACAGTACGTCCAGGAGGATTGCTTGCTTATATCATATCGTATTGTGGCAACGAAACTAATGTGTACGATTTTGAAATAACAACAGATAAAAAGTATTAAAGGTACCGCGGAGTAGAGAAGATGGTTATCTTGCTTGGCTCATTACCAAGAGAACGGTGGTTCGAATCCATCCTCCGCAACGAAAGAATAAAAAAGTGCTATGATTAATAAAAGGATTGTTCAAGAGTTATCAAATGAGTTTAAGTTACCTGAGCATATTATAGAGTTGATAGTTAAGCACCCTTACAAGTTTCAAAAAGATCTTATGGTAAATGGAAAGTTTGAACCATTTAGGCACCCACACTTTGGAGTCTTTGCTGTAAAACCTTATAGATACGAGATGATTATGAAACTAGCTGAAATAAATAAGAAAGCAAAAGAAGAAAACAAAAACAAAGAAGAATGATATGGGACTTTTTGACTATAGAAATTACCAAGTAATTATACCCCCGGATGCATTAGTTATCCCAAGTTTCAAAGCAATATGGGATAGAGATAAAACAAAAGAGAAACATACTGCTACTCAGGAACTTAGCTACATCTACTTTGCGTATGACTTTAAGTCTCCATACAACATTTATCCACTGAACGAAAGATTGATAAAGGTGATATCAGATTTCATCAAAAAACCAGATTGGACACCTGATTCATTACTAAGAAGTGCAATTGATGAGTACAATGAATTTCAACGTACTTACTCAATGCGATTCTTGGAATCAGCCAGAGGCCTCGCAGACAAGTTGTCATCATATTTTGATGAAGTAGACTTTCATGCAGTAGATGAAAAAGGTAAACCAATGTATTCTGCAACGGATGCAGTTAGGAACCTAAAAGAAGTAGGTAATGTTATTGAATCCTTAGACAAGGTGGAAGAAAAGGTTAAGAAAGAAGTGGATTCTAAAACAAAAGTAAGAGGACAAAAAACAATTAAAGACCGAGAACGATAATGGCAATCACTAAACAACAACTACAGACATTACTATTTACTCCTATTAAAAACAGTAGTGATTTAATAAGACCCGTAGGGAACGACATCATTCTGACTGCTTCTGGAAGTCACATATATCTTAATGGAATGCACTTGATTAACACTGAGTTCATTCCACTTGATTTCTTTAAGCAGTACATAGAAATGGTGATACAAGGAAAACGCAAACATTCTAAAAAAGAACATGCAGAATAGGATTCTTATTCAACCATCTTTTGTTAATACTAGAGAGTTCTCTAGAGCAGCACTCAATTTTGTCAATAGTGGCAATAATGAGGACGAGCGATATTATACGTCTGCCCCAAGTGGAACAGGTGCTCACAAAGAGTTTTGGGACGAAGAAGACAAAAGATGTAGAGAAGGATACACTGTTGGTGGAGTCAGGATTACCGGCCCACATTATTTCTATTTGAACTATTGTAGGATTAAGGCCACTGTTAAAGAAGGAAAGATTGAGAGAAAGATCTTAACCTTTCCCAGGTTCCTAGACTTAGATTACTATTTCTTTCACGAAGTAGAAATAGCTAGAGAAAGCGGAGAAGGATTAATATGTGCTAAGTCTCGACGAAAAGGATTCTCCTTTAAGACTGGATCCCTGGTTGCTCATCAGTTTACATTCTTCCGTGCATCGAAATGTTTAATTGGAGCATACTTAGCTCAATACTCTACACAGACCATGGACATGGCCTTAGAGATGTTGAACTTTAATAGAATGAAAACAGACTTTGGTAAAGAATTACTTGTTACTAGACAACAAGAAGTTAAGTCTGGATTTATAGAAGACGGCATTGAAAGAGGATTCAAATCAGAAATTAAAACCTTAACATTTAAAGATAACTTCTCAGCAGCGATTGGATTGTCTGCAGATTTAATGTTATTTGAAGAAGCAGGTAAATGGCCCAACTTATTAGATTCATATGCAGTAACCTCCCCGGTGTTCCGCGATGGATCTATTATGACAGGAATGCCTATTATATTTGGAACAGGTGGTGATATGGAATCTGGCACTGCAGATTTTGCAGAGATGTTTTATAATCCATCCACTTATTGGTTACGCGCATACGAGAATGTTTATGACGAAGGAGGATATGGTACTAGCTGTGGACTCTTCATTGATGATATGTGGTATAAGCCAGGTAAAGTAATCATCCCATCTTACCTAAAAGATGAACCGAATGCAAAAGTGCCGACGCTAGAAGAGATTAAGAAGTTCCAAGAAAAGAACCCAAACGAAATGATATCGGTTGATGTTGTTGATGAAGACGGAAACTCCCATCGTGCAGCAGCTGAAATAGCCCTGGATATGGAAAGAGAGGAAAAGAGAAGACACTCAACTAAGAAATCTTGGGAGAAATACATTACCCAATATCCAAAGACACCAAGAGAAGCATTCCTTAGAATATCAGGAAACTTATTCCCTACTGCAGAACTTAATGCATGGCTCGGAGAACTCGAGACATCTAAAAAAGCAAATGGGGCGTCTATGATTGGAACCTTATATAGAATAAACAATGAAATAAAATGGTCTCCTAATCCATCGTTATTCCCGGTATCAACATTTCCACATAAGCCAGATGATGACAATACCGGATGTGTTGTAATATGGGAACACCCATATAAGAATGACAAAGGTGAAACCCCATTTGGAATGTACATAGCTGGCACTGACCCCTATGACCAGGATAACTCTACGACGATGTCTTTAGGATCCACGTTTATATACAAGACTTTTACTCAATTTGATCAGACATATAACATACTTGTTGCAGAGTATACTGGTAGGCCCTCCAGAGCAGAAGAACAATATGAACAAATACGATTACTCTTAGAGTATTACAATGCACAAACGCTGTATGAGAATCAACTAAAAGGACTTAAGATATACTTTGAACAAAAGAAATGTCTACGATTACTTAAAGAACAACCTACAATCTTAGCTGATATCATTAAGAACTCAAGCGTATCTAGAGGATATGGTATTCACATGACAGCTGGTATCAAAGCGCAAGGAGAGATCTATGTTAGAGATTGGTTATTGGAAGAACGAGGACAAGATCGAGATGGCCAACCAATACTTAATCTACATACGATTTATTCTATTCCATTACTTCAGGAACTTATCGCATACGATCCTAAGTATGGAAACTACGATAGGGTAGTTGCTTTTATGTGTACAATTCTACATTCACATGAGAATCATAAGATTATAGTAAAGAACAATTTTGAAAAATCCAGAAGATTTACAAGCGGTATATTTGATAACCATAAAGTTTTATTCAAAAAAAGTAATAGACGATATTAAATAAAATCATTTATATTTGTAGCTTATGTCTTTTCGTGTTATTAATTATATATTCAAAATAAATGGGAATAGGAAGCAGTGTTGATAGTCCTAGACAAAGATTACCAAGAATTAAAAAGACTAAGCTTTGGGGACAATCTGTAATAGATGATTTGGATAAACTTTCCAAAACTGATGCCTACAACGGCAGATCCACTAGATATAAGAAACAGATTAACTATGATTTGTTTAATGGAAAGTTTGACCTACAAGATTTTGAATATGTAATCAATCCATACGGATTTAAGAATGACGAGTTCCCAGCAACACTTCAGCATTACGATGTAATGTCTCCAAACTTAAACTTACTTATTGGAGAAGAAATCAAAAGACCATTTAACTTTAGAGCAGTTTCTATTAATGAATCCGCAGTAAGTGAAATGGAGAAAAGCAGATCTCAAGTTGTTATTGACGCACACAAGGAATACATAATGGCGCTTGTTGAAGGACAAGATCCAAAAGCAGCTGACGAAAAACTAGCCGGATTAGAAAAGTACTTAAAGTATTCTCATTCAGATTTAGTTGAAAGAACTAGTAATCATGTTCTTCAGTATTTGATGAGAGAGCAAGACTTAGAGTATAAGTTTAATGCAGGTTTTAAAGACGCACTTATTGCAGGAGAGGAAATTTATTGGACCGGTATTGTATCAGGAGAACCAGTCTGCCGCTTAACTAACCCCCTGGATATAACAGTTATAACCGATCCCGATTCAGATTTCATAGATGATGCGATTGCAATAATGGAAGAGCGTTGGTTAACAGTGCCAACCATTATTGATGAGTATTATCAATCAGAAGATTTTACAGACGCCATGGCCAAAAAGCTTGAAGCTAAGTTTAGTAGTTTAGGCAATGGTGGTTATGGAATAGATGCTCCAGAAAATACTTCAGTCGATATCATTATAAAAGGAGACGACGCAAAGCGCCACAAAGATTCAATAAACAAAAGATCTCACGATGCTGACGGAACAGTAAGAGTTCTTAGATGTGAATGGAAAAGTCAAAGAAAAATAGGATTCTTATACACCATGCAAGATGGTCAAGAGGTTGTAGAACTACTTGATGAAAAGTTTAAACTTCCTGACTATGCAACAAAAGACGACGATGGATATTATCACTTCGACGAAACTCGTCTTAAGTGGTATTGGATATCAGAATATTGGGAAGGAACCAAAATAGGTTCTGATGATTACGTTGATATTCAACCTAAGCAAAATCAAAGAAGATCGATGGATAATCCATCGCTTTGTAAGTCTGGCTACACAGGACTTATTTATAATGCAAGAAACTCAGAATCTATATCGCTTGTCGATAGGATGAAACCTTATCAATATTTGTACAATATTTCTTTCTATCGATTAGAACTTGGTATGGCCAAAGACAAAGGTAGAGTAGCAGTAATGGACGTAGCTCAAATACCAGCCTCTGAAGGTTGGGATGTTGACAAATGGATGTACTATCTAGATGCTATGGGTATCATGTTTATAAATTCTATGGAAGAAGGCAAACGAGGACAAGCGTCGGCGTTTAATCAGTTTCAATCTATAGATCTATCCATGGGTAACTACATAAACACTCACGTGGCTATGTTGGACCAAATAGAAAATAAACTAGGTGAATTATCAGGAGTATCTAGACAAAGAAGAGGACAAGTTCAATCAAGTGAATTGGTTGGTAATGTAGAGAGATCTATTTCTCAATCTAGTTCTGTTACAGAAAGTTGGTTCTATCAACACAATGAAGTAAAACGAAGAGTGTTAGAAGCAATGTTGGACACAGCCCGGATAGCTTGGAGAAAAGGTAAGAAGATTAACTTTGTCACAGATGACTTGGGAAGACAAATGATTAATATTGGAGATGAGTTTGCAAATTCTCAACAAGGAGTATTTATAGGAAATTCTGCCAAAGATAACAAGAACTTAGCTGAAGCTAAATCGTTACTTCAGATGGCAATCCAAGGAGACAAAATTAGATTATCAGAAGCAGTAAGCGTTCTTAATTCAGATTCATTAGTTGAGATCAGAAAAGAACTTGAAGCAGGCGAAGATAAATCTGATGCACAAAGACAACAAGCTCAAGAGTCTCAGCAAAAATCACAGGAACAAATAGCTCAACAAGCTCAACAGTTTGAACAAGCTAAGATGGATTTAACAAGAGAAATGAACGTTAGAGATAATGACACTAGATTACAGATCGCGTTCTTACAAAAAGATGAACCAGAAGACAATTCTTTGGACGCAAGCAAACAAGATCTAGATAGACAAAAGCATCAAGATGATATGTCTTTTAAACAAAGTCAACTTAATGTAGTTAGAGATAAGAACAGAAGTGACGAAGAACTAAGGGCTAGAGAGATCGAAGTAAAGAGAATTGCAGCAAATAAGAAGCCAAGTGGAGGTAGCTAAAGCTATATAATGTAAACAACATTTAAATAAAAACAAGTAAAGATTTAATATTATATTTTATTAATTAATTTTGTAAGTATGGGAAACAATGGCGGATTAAACATCCAAGTAGATGACAACTTAAAAGAGTTTACACAAACAGGAAAAGTTGAAGAAGTTAACACATCTAATGGAGAGATATTAAATCCAAACACAATTGCAAGCAGTGCTGCTAAAGCTGCAGTCGATAATAATGAGATCGATAAAAAAGCAGAAGAAGAAAAGAATAAAAAGAAAGAAGACTTCGGTATTCAGATTCTTAAAGATGAGGAAGAAGAAGAAGAAGAAGAGGACGATGATGATAATGATGATGCGGGAAAAGGAGGAGACGGTAGCAAAACAATAGAAGACAACGATGATAATGAAGGTGTTTTCAAGACGTTAGGAAAACACTTTTCTGAACAAGGTTTATTACAAGGGTTTGATGAAGCAATGGAGAATACTCCAGAAGCATTCAAAGCAATGATTGAAACGACTGTTCAAAAAGGCATTGAGGATTATAAAAGTAAATTTAATGATCCGACTGCTAGACAGTTTTTAGAATATATGGAAAATGGTGGAGACCCAAATAGATTTATCGACATGGTATCTGCTCCGGACTATTCTAGAATATCTGAAGAACAGGTTGAAAATGATGTAGAGATACAAAAACAACTCTTAAGAAATCAGTTGACTCTGCAAGGAGAAGAAGCTGAAGACATAGAAGAATCTATTCAAGCATTTGAAGATTCTGGCCATTTAGAAAAACGTTCTTTGAATGCATTAAAAAAGTTGCAAAAAAGACAAGAGGATGAACAAAAAGAAATCCTTGAGTCTCAAAAACAACAAGCAGCAAAAAGACGTGAGGATAATGAAAAGATCTTAACGAACTTAAAGGAGACAATTGATAACGCAACAGAGATTGGAGGATTTCCACTTACGCCAAAAACAAAGACGCAGTTCTTTGATTACATAGCAAAAGTGAATCCGAAAACTGGTAAAACAGGATTGATGGAAGATTCAAGTGATCCAAAAAAACAATTACTGATGTCCTATTTATATTTTAATAAGTTTGATTATACTAAACTTGAACAAAAAGTAGGAACATCGGAAGCGAAAAAGTTAGAAGAGAAGTTAGCAAGATTTACTGATGGATCTAAAAAACAACAATCGCGTAGCAGAACTAAGGTCGATAAAGTCGAACCTGGTAAATTAAATTTAGGGCCAATGAGAAAACTCTTTGGTTAAACATTTTTAAACATTTATTTTAATGGTAAATAACTTACAATTACGAAAATCAAAATGGCACTCTGGCTTAACGCTACAGAACCATTTATCTCAAGCGTTCTTGACTGAACCTGAGACTGTTTCTACTATGGTATCTCGTATCTTCGGGAAAGCTGGTATGAACCCGATTCAATACTTAACTGATGGTATGGGTCGCAAACATGAATTGTCAAACAGAGAGTACGATTGGTACTTACAAGGAGATGACGAAAAAGCTATCGAAATCATTGCTTTCGATGGTGGTGTTACTCCAACAACTCCAGGTTTGAACAGAACTACTTTCAGCATTACTTTAGCTGAGAAATGGTTTGCTGCTCAGGAGGTGTTAGCATTCGATGACCGTTCTTACAGAGTACGTGTTATGGAAGATGCTTATTTCGATGGCTCTGGCTGGGTTTATTTAGTTAAAGTAACTGGAGGTGATCCAACTGCTTTCGTTGACCCAATCCAATTACAGCCAGGTAAAATGGTGTCTAAAGAGTACACTACTGTTCCTGAAATGTCTGTAGGTGGTAACACTACTTTCAGTTCTCCATTCCAAATGAGAAATCACTTAACCACTTTGAGAAAAGGGTACAAAGTTTCTCGTTCTGCTGCAACTGATGTATTAGTTATTAGCTTGAAAGATCCAGAGACAGACGAAGAAACTACAATGTGGACTCGTTATGCTGAGTGGGAAGCTATGTCACAATGGTACAAAGAGGTTGAAAGATCTTTGTGGTACTCTCAATTTTCTGCAAACACTCAAGGTACAACTGACATGTTGGGTAACAACGGATTGCCAGTTTACGAAGGAGCAGGTATTAGAGAGCAAATCGCTCCAGCGAATGTACGTTCTTACACTACATTAACTGAAGACATCATCCGTCAGTTCATGATCGATTTGTCTTACAATGTTACTCCAGAATCAACTAGAGAGTTTATCTGTTTCACAGGTGAGTTCGGATTCGATGAGTTTGATAAAGCAATGCGTGCAGCTGCGGCTCAGTACACATTGGTTGATTCAACTTTCATCACTGGTTCAGGACAAGAATTAGGATTAGGTGGTCAATTCAAAACTTACCAAGGTTTGAATGGTACTAAGATTACTCTTAAACACTTACCATTGTATGATAACCAAATCATCAACAGACAGTTGCATTTCAAATCTAACAGACCTATTGAGTCTTACAGATTTACAATCTTAGATTTCGGTATCAATGGTGGCGAATCTAACATTATGAAATGTTACAAGAAAAATTCTGAAATGGTATTGTGGCATACTGCTGGATCTGTAGATCCTTATGGTAACACTGCTAATTCAGTTTCTACAATGAGATCAAACAACGAAGATGGGTACGCAGTACACATGTTGAGTGAGTGTGGTATCATGATTAAAAATCCACTAGCTTGTGGAGAGTTAATTTGTGTAGCTACAAAATAAGCAAACTTGATAAGAGAGAGGGAGAATCAAATCTCCCTTTCTTTTTATCATTTTAAATTAAACAATAAGTAATTAACAAATTAAATTTTATGGGACAAAAAATTATAGTTAGATCTTTAAACAAAGCTAACTGGGCAGGAATGCACCGCTATCAAAAATGCCACGACCACATTGTTGCAGTATCTTCAAAGGGTGGTTATCAAACAGGATTAACAAAACAAGAAACAAGTGAATTAGAAAAAGAACTTGGATTAAGAGAAGGAGATTTATCACCATATTCTGAGTACTGGAAAGAATACGCAGTAACTATCACAAACAAAGATTTAATATTGGATATGGACAATGCAAGAGATCGATTAGATCTTGCTGTGTTAAAACAAGATATTAGAGTAGCAAATTCAATCAACGAAAAACATAAATGGCCAAAAGCTGAATATATTATTTTCGATGCTGAAGAAGATGCTAGAGAAGAAAACGATAAAATTACTGAAGAAGCCAGGGCTATATCAGACTTCGTCGGTCTTACACCAAATGAGCAAAGAAACTATTTAAAATTATTAGGCAAGTCCGTAGGGTCAATGTCTGATGCAGTAGTTAAAAACGCATTGTTTAAGATCGCTAAGAATGAACCAGATAAGTTTAACAGAATAACAGATACTCCTAATTACAAAACCAAGGTTTTATTATACGATTTAATCAGTGGAGGAATTGTAAAAATGAAAGGTGGTCACTACTTTTATGATGAAGTTCAATTAGGTCATGGAGAAGAATCTTCTTGCGCGTACTTAGACGATCCATTCAATCAAGAGTTAAGATTATTACTTATGGATAAAGCGTATCCAAAGAAAAAAGAAGTGAAGGAGGTAAAAGAAGTAAAGTAAATAAAATAACACTATGTAAATGACAGCAGCAGAAATGCATATCGCAGTTAAGATCCTGGTAGATAAGGAAGATAGTTTAAATTATCCTAACTTAGAACCTGAACATCTTGATTATTTTTTAAATCTTGCTCAAGATCGATTTGTTAAACATCGTTACGACGGTGCAGCAGCAAGAGGAAGGGGTTTTGAGAAAGATCAAAAAAGATTAGATGATCTTAAAAATATTGTTACTCCTGTGTCATTAATACCTTTGGCAGCAACTGCTACAAATTATCCAAATGGGAGGTACGTAAACCTCCCATCTGCGATATCTACTTTGTACTGGTTTTCTGTAACAGAGCAAGCGGATGTAACTTATGTAGACCCTTGTTCAACAAAAACTATTAAATCCGGAAGCATAGAAAAAGACCAATTGTATATTGTAACAACAGGTAATATCGTTTATAATGGTAGAACCTATACAGCAATGTCTTCTTTTGCAGGAACTACAGTTGGTGGCGTAAACGCTCCTCCAACAGTTGTCACTACATATTCAGGTGGAGGGACAGTGAAAAAAGCAGAACAAAAAAGAATCGACGTTAAGCCGATACAACACGATGATTATAATATAATTATACGGGATCCTTTTAACAAACCTTCTTATCAATATGAGTTAAAAAGACTAGAAGTAAATGGGCAATTAGAAATAATTTTTCCAGATAGTGAAAATGTTTTTAATTCATTAATTTTAAGATATATTAGAAAACCTAGAAGAATTTCTTTATCTTCGTCAACAGACTGTGAGTTGGCCGATCACACCCATCAAGAAATTGTGGACATGGCCGTTTCAAGTATACTAGAGAATATTGAGTCGGAAAGATATAAAACCAACTTAAATGAATTGAACAAGCTTGAATAATTAATAACAATTTAAATAACCTTTAATTATTACAACAATGGTAAGAGACAAAGTAACACACGTATTATTTGGCAGAGATGTAGTTCAAAACGCAACAGGCATCGCCAATGTAGATCAAGGTGAAATCATCGTGATCGGAAAAGGAGGCGCATTATTAAATGCAGCAGCTATTACAGCATTAGGAGGTGACGAACCATTCTACATTGTAGAAGGAAAGTTATCTAGCAATGTTAGTAATATCATTAGTCCAAGATTAACAAAAAATTCAATCGTAGCACACAGAGGAACTTCTTATGCAGCTGCAACTCAACAAGTAACCTTTATTGGTTCTAACGGTGTTGCTGGTTCTTTAGAAACCGGAAGTGCACTTTCAGAAACTGAATTTTCATTGTCAGTATCTTTTGGATATGACAAAGATATTTATTCTGAAAGACGTAACGTAATTCATTTTAATTACACAGCTCCTGCAGCAGCTACACAAGCTCAAATTGCAGCAGGTTTTGTAGCATTGATGAACGCTGACAAAAATTTCAAAACTCAAGCGGTTGCTGCAGTTACTACTCAAGCAGCCAATAGAGGTATTTCTATTACTGGTTTGGCTCAAGCTACTAGCAATTATGACAATCCTATTTTAGTTACGTTTAAAGTAGCATTAGATAAATCTTTTACTAGGGCAACTAGAATTGACGAAAACGGATATGTTTATTTAGCCGGAGCAGCCCCTACAGCAACAGGTGCTACTTCAGTATCTCCTAAACCAGGAGTTGGCACACCTGCAATTTTTGCAGCAATGGAAAGAAACATATCCGTTTTCGTCAATTCTAGTTGCCCTAGTAAAA